CTTCTTCCAGCAGTACGAATAGCAGACTTAGAACCTTCTGTTCCAAATGTGCAAACATTTACTACATCTGCACCAATACTATTAAAATATTCTTTTACCTTGTTAAAGATTTTTGTTCGTTTATTTGACTCGGTATCAATATCAATATCTGGAAGTCCAGGTCTATCTTTGTGAATAAAGCGCCATGGCGGCAAGTAAATATCTTGAGTCATTGGATCTATTTGAGTAATCCCTACTAAATAGTTTACAAGAAAACCAGATGCAGAACCACGTCCTGGCCCCACAATACTATCTCCTTCGTTCCAAATAATCTCAATCATTTTTGCCATTGTAATGAAATAGTCCGCAAGAGATTGCTCAATTTTCAGAGAAGTTTCATAGATTTGTTCTAACTCGTAATCAATTCTTTCAAGCCTTTTATCAACAGGAACTTTTGAAATTAATACTTTGTCATGATATCCTTGTAAAATCATTCGAATATAATGTCGATTTGCTTCTGAATCTTCTGTAAGAAATTTATTAATGTATGTATATTTTTCAAGATTGTTTTCTTTGAATAATTCTAAAACAAAACTTACGTCTTTGTCATTATACAGTTTGTCATATTTTACTTTTGGAACTATCTGTCCATGGTCAAGGTCATAAAGTTCAATTGAGTCATTGATTTTGTTTGTATTTTGTTTCATTTCAAGTATCTTTTCAGTAGAAATATAATCAATAAAGTACTCTACAACTTCTTCATAACTCATTAAATACGCAGAAGAATAAAAAGCATCTACTTTTCGATCTCCTGATTTACTTTGTAAAAACCATTTGTGAATTTGGCTATCTTCTTTTTTAAGATAATGTGAGTCTGTCGTGAAGACAAAGTTGTAGCGGCTCCAGTAACGCTCAATCGCAAACTTATTAAAGTCTATTTGATCTTTTTGGTATGAGGGTTGGACTTCAAGAAAGAAGTTTTCTTTGCCAAAGACTGACTCAAGTTCTTGAAGTTTTTTATCAAGTTCTTCATACTCATGATTCATAAAATATGAACCAGGAACTCCACCAAGACAAGCAGTAGTCATTAAAATATTACCGGGATTTTTACCAATAATTTCTTTTAAGTCACTCATGTAAGTTGGGGTTCTCATCATGTTCTTGTAGTAGCTGCGGCCCCAGGCACGAGCTGAAAGCTGGCGAAGTTGTCTATGTCCTTCTTTGTTTTTTGCAATAAGCAAAAGGTGATAAAACTTTTCACCCTGTTCATGTAGTTCTGAATTAAGACCTTCTCGAGTAAGATAAATCTCATTCCCAAGAATAAGTTTAAAAGAGTCTTTGTGTTCACTATATTTTTTATTATAGTAATTGATTGCCTTGACATGACCACTAACACTTTCATGATCTGTCACTGCAACACCTTTTAAACCAAGCTCAAAAGCACGATCAATAAGAGTTTCCTCTGTATTAATCGCGTCAATGAGTCTTAAATTACTATAATGAGTATGGTTATGTAAGCTAGTATACAATTATATCACTCCTCACTTTCTATAAATATTATATCACATATTTCTTAAAAAAGCAAATATTGATACAATGGAGCGACTAGTAGTTTTCTTCTTGTCTTTGTATGTTTACACTTGATTTTTTAAGATAAGCTTCAGTCATTTCTTCCCAAGTAATATCAAAGAAAAGAACAGTAGCAATAAAAATTGCAATTGTAAATCTTTCAATTGTTAGGACTGGCTCAATTTCATTATCGCTTCCAATATATACCATTAGATCATTTATGATGTCGTCTCTGTCTTGATCTGTTTCTCTAAGCATTTTATTGAGACTTCCTAAGATTTCATTCATCTCTTCTTCAACGCCAGTAATTACTTCACCTTTTTCTTGAAGTAAAGAAACTTCATTTTCAATATCTACAAGTGAAAGAAAGAAAGCAAAGCAATCTGCGAGTTCATCTAAAATTCTTTCTTTATCTATTTTGTGAGAATGTTTCCACCATTTCCAAGTTCCGATTGCGTTAAAGTATTCAAATAATTCTGTATTGAATGCCAAAAGCATTTCGTCTGCTTCTGGTGTTTTCAGTAATTTTTCACGAATCTTTCTATTGACCTCTTGTTGAATAGTCATTAAGCTTTGTATTTCAATTTTCATATTATTCACCTCTATATTCTCGTTGTCTGGCATTGTTGAAGATGTTGTTTAATTTTTCTTCTTCTTCGATATCCATCATTATATCGACAAATTCTTTTGCATTAAGTTTTAGATACATATCCTCTAAAACATCTACTACATTTCTTAAGTTACCTGCACTATCAAAGAGTGCAATTCCTTTTTTGTTAAAAATTTCTTCAAGAGTCATTTGATCACCTTTCTAAAATAGACTTTCAACCGAAACCGGTTCAAGATTAATATCATCAATGATTATTTGTGGTGTAAATTTATTGTTTCACTCGTTGATTTGAGCACGACCAACAAATTCAACATGAAACATTTTTGCATTTGAGCTTTCAATTTGTTCTGCAAGTTCAGGAGATTTGAATTTAATATACTCAATTCCATTCAACCAGATTTTAATTGTTTCTTTTTTCTTTCCAATAATTGAAATTGAGTCTTCACTTACATTAAGGTCAAACGCAAATTTTGGTTGTGGTATTCCATTCCCATAAATTTGAATATTGCTTCCAAAGTCTGTAAGCATTCTTTTATCAAGTGTTCCGTTTGTAAAAATATAATCTACTTCATATTCTGCAACATTAAACTCAATATCTTGAAGTCTTTCATTTGCAAACTCAATAACTTTTGGTAAGTTTTCTTCTTTTATAGCGACCCCATGGGCCATATCATGCATGAATAAATTCACTGACTATATCTTACACTCTTGAATGAGTGCACACCCGTTTCGGTTCTCAGACAATTCGTTTCCTAAAATGTCGACACGTATCAATAGTGTCCCTACGAGCCTATTAAGGCTCTAGTCGATACAGGCTTCAGATTCATAATGTTTTCCTTTTCTAATAGGATAAGATAGATTTTCTCTGTAGTGGTTTTGACCGTTATTAATGGCAGTAATAGCAGTCCTACTTCTTTTGAATTTTTTCCCTATTTCTTTTTGAGTTAATTTAGTGTTTTGTAAATATCAAATAATTGATTTAGCTTCTTCCTCTGTTATCGATCTATGTTTTCTGACAGGATATGTTTCATTTTCTTCTACTCAATTTTCACCTGTATTTATTCGATAAATTTGATCGATTCCTATATTGTATTTTTCAGCTATCTTTTTATAAGAAAGTTTACCAGTTAAAAGTATTTTTATTTCTTTTACTTTTTTTCAAGTCAATTTGGAAGAGTGAGCTTTTTCACCAGAAAGCAAAGGAGGATTTTCTCCACCCTCAGTCATATTGTAACCGAAAGGCTCTCTACAGTTTAATTTTTTAATTCAAAACTTTTCTCTTTCTTGTCAGTTTTCAGTTTCTTCAATAACGCTCATTTGAAAATTTTCTTTTCCATGTTTTTCAATAGCATTATATAAAATTTTATTTTTGTTTTTATGTTTTGAATTTTTAGGAAAATGTTCGGTTTTTCTCCTATTAAAATTGTTTGTTTTACCAATGTAAATTTTGCCATTAATTAAATTCTCTATCTTGTATATAAACATTATATCACCTGATTCCCACGGGATTGGGCTTATTAAACCGTTCCCCGTTAGCATATTTCTATACCCCCTCGTATCAGAGGGAAAGGGTGTGTTAGGGCCATGTTATTAACCCTCTACATACTCACAAAGTTTACTTTCTTTAAGCATTGCGAACAAACTATCAAAATCTCCTGAGGCTTTTCCTCTTCCAGACCCCGCATAAATTGTTCCACCATTTCCATCAGACTTGGGCCGCAAAACAAGTGTTGGCTTTTTGTATTGTTTTAGAAGCTCCATTGCAACTAATCCTGTAATTGTATGAGGAACAGTTACTTTATCGTCTTTAGAAACTTTTACAATAAGTAATTGATTTTCGTGTAAATTGTTTGATTCAATTCTTTCTCTAAGAAATTCCATTGACTTAGTTTTTTCACGATTTTGACGAGCTCTAACATTTGAAGAAATTCGAGCGATGTGATCGTAGAAGTTTTCTTTTCGAAGATTACCTCTAAATTCAGTTTCAACAACTTGAGTAGCATTATATTCTATAAAGCCTCTGAAAAGAAATTGTTTTTCTTCATCTGTTCCGAATCTTATAACCGCATTAATTAATGGCGCAATATAGAACGCAACATCAATTTTTGTTGGATTGTCGATGTCTTTAATACTGAAATCTTGTTTTTCAAGCAAGGCTCTAAACATTGGATTGTTTACATTGTTAAGACCTTTATAAATTATATAGTTATTATCAAGATTTCTTGTATCCATCATATCCGCTATAATACCAAGTGCGGCCAAATCCGAGAATTCTTCGTAAATAGTTGGGAACTCATTCGTATAAAAATTATTAAATGCTTGAATTGTTTTGTAAACTACACCAGCTCCACTTAAACTTTTATTTTGAAACTTTGGAGAAAGTTGATTATTTACAACAATAACATTTTCAATTGGAATGAAGTTTGAAGCATGGTGATGGTCAATAATAATTACCTTATAACCTCTTCTTGCCATCTCTTCTTGTTCATCAATTTGCATACTTCCAGCATCCGGAATAATTACATAATCTGCATCAATTGGAATTGTATCAAGTATAATCCCATGTTCTTTGCCATCGTGTAATCTTCATTCTATGTTTGCTTCGGGGAATAATCTTTTAAAGAAAGCATAAAATATTGCTGAGCTTGTATAACCATCAACATCACTATCAACTTGAAGAAAGAACTTTCTTCCTTCTTTGAAACCTTTGTATAATGATTCGCAGGCTTCTTGAATGTTTTCGAGATGGTTATAAGGCTCTTGATCTTCCAAGCGAGGTTGATCAATAAAACTACTTGGGTTTTCTATACCTAAACTCTTTAAATAATCTTCTAAATAATTTAAAGAAAAAGATTGAATAGGGTTTTCTTTTAACTTGTATTTAACCATGTTTTCTACCTCTTCACTCTGTTTCTTATTAGTTCCTCAAAAACTTCTTTACCTTGATCAATTGGCGAATCTTTATATTTAAGAAGATTGCCATAGTCAATAATCAAGCTAACGGAAAAATAAGGTTTGAGAATTTTAATTGTTTTTTCGTATTCTATAATTTTTTCTTGTCGTTCTTTTGGATTTTTGTAATCTTTATCGTAAGCAAGAACAACTTCGTTAAGATTTAATTTAAGCAATGAATCAAGCTGATCTAATGTAATTTTCTTTCCGAGGGTGGCTAAAGAAAGATTCTTTTGAGGATAGTGTGTTTCCATTTTCAAAACACTTTTCTCTCCCTCAAAAATAATTACTAATCCTTTTTCAGAAATTGTATGTTTGTTTTCATAAAATCCGTAAAAGAATTTTCCAGTTGGATGCGATAAAATCTGATTATTCATTTTAATTGGCATATATTTTGCCGGAGCTTTTGGGCTCAAGAATCTGCCACGTATACCAACTAAGTTTCCTTCGTGATCAAGGTTTGGAATAATAATTGCATTCTTTAATTCATCGTATTTAATATTGAATCGATCCAGTGAGGCCGCACTAATCCCTTCATCAAGCCAACTTCTCAATCCAATTTCATCGTATGTAAAATGTGTAAGCAAATGTTTATCAAGAATTCTAATAGAATTACTATCTTCTTTTTCTTCTGTTTGTTTTGTTTTGTTAAGTCTTCGTAGATACTCAAGATCATTCGCAATGTCTTCATCTCGACTTTCATCTTTATCTACGCCTGTCATATTAATTGCTTCTGGTAATGAAATGTTTTTGCCTCTTAATTTATTGACCTTAATCATAAGCTCAAAAATATCAAACATTTCGTTGCAGCCAGTATAACACTTAAATATTTTATCTTCAAGATAGTAGTAAAGTTTAGGACTACCACCTTCAATATTATGACAAATTGTTGGAAACACTATCGCATTTTCAGTTTCCATTTCAACGAAACCGCCATATGGTGCAAGCAAACCTTTTATATCTTCTTCTGTAAGTTGCATTCTCAAGTCTTTTATTCTACTCATCTGTGCTCACATCCAGAAGATCTTGAATTGTGTAGTTGTAGTCTACACGACCAACACCCATATGCCACTTGTTAAAGTTTGTATCGGTTAAAATAAGGTCTTTTGTGCGGCAAGTTCCATAATCAAAATAGCGATAGATTTTTGCATTTACAATTCGTCCTCGACGATTTTTATAAATATCGATTACGATGTTTGGTTTTTCGTCAATTCCATCAGCAAGAAGTAGCGGCTCAATTTTTTCTTTTTCTTCTTCATTGAGTTTTACTGCAATTACACCAAAGTCTATTTTGTCTGCGATTGCCTTACTTCCTGCAATATAGTTCTCATTTCTAAATTGTGATTTTTCCCAGGCTCGACTAACCTGTGTTCCACTATATACAAATACTCCATAATCAGATGCGATTTCTTTAAGCGTGTTTGAAAGCATCATTAATACAACGTCTTCACGAAGTCCAGTTTTACTGAATTCTAAATTAAGACTTGGACTTGTAAAAATGTAATCATAAAAGATATAACGAAAATTTTCACTTAAAACATATCGAGTCAGTTTACTACGAAGACTTGAAATACTTGGATCACTAATTTTTTCAATTTTAAAGTTGCTTCCATACTGTTCAAGTATTTTAATTGCAACTTCAAGAAGTCTTTCTTCTTCATGATTTAAGCGATTTGTAAGTATTTTTTCTTCGTTGACACCACTAATATATGACAAAACAAGAGTTTGTATCTCATCAGGATCCATCTCAGTAGCAATAAAAAGTACAGGAACCAACTCTTTTCGTTTAATAATTTTTCCATTTTCAATATAAGGCAAGGATAAGGAACAAGCATTACCAACAAGAAATCTTGTTTTACCATGTCCAGTAGGAGCAGAAAATAAATAAAGTTTACCTTCTCTTGCGCCTCTTGCCGCAAAGTTTAAAATCTCACCATCTAATGGGTGACCAACTTCTGGGTTTGATCTTAGCTCTTGCATTAGGTCACGAATACCTTCACTTGCATTAATTGCTTTAACGCGAGATTTACTGATATTACTATCTTCAATTACTGAAAGTTTTTCGCGAACCTTATTAAAAATGTCCGGTATATCTGTGTTATTTAATTTTTCATTTTCTAAATCAAGCTCTGTAAAATCTGCATCAGGATTATAAAATGGTCTTATATCAATTCCATTACGAGTTAAATCTCTTAGAATTGTAAACTTTTTTACACGATTATAATAGTATTCGAACTGAGCTTCTTCAAATGTAGAATCAACAATGCTATAAATATTTTGAACATATTCAAGTCCATTCTCTTTTTTATAGAAATCATATTGTTTGCTGTATTGCTTCAAATATAAATCTATATCAAGTGGAGTAATATTGTTGATTGACTCAGAACGCATATTATAAACTGCGCCAAAAATAATTTTGTGTAGTCCCATGAAATCGCTTTCAGTTAAAATGTAAGCGCTTTTTTCCACAATGGATGGGTCGCGTATCAAAGTACCTAAAACATACATAGTAGAATTAGAGTCATAAAGTTTCTTTTCCACTAAGTTCGCCTCCAATCTATTCTACTTCAAGATCATCCAAATTAATTTTAGGTCTTTTCTTTTTTGTTTTAATTTTATCTACTTTTAATATAATATCGGGTTGTTTACTCGCTTCTATTACGCTTTCTAATTGCTGTCTTTTTTGTTTTGCTTCACGTTCGTAATATTTTTTTGCTTGGTCTACAACATGCGGAACAATACCAATCCCATATTTTTCGTCAAATTTATTGCCTTCTACCTCAAAGTAAAAAGTAAGAGCTTGAGCTATATCTTTATAATTTAACCCAAGCTCTATAATAAACTTGTTTACTTGACGACTTATTTGTGCATTAATTTTAGAGATCTTTAATGTCTTTTTTAAAACTTCAAAGAGTTCTTTTTTATCCATTAAATCTTAGTTTTCAATTCTATGAGTTGATCTCTTGCAGAATATAATGCTTCTATATGGGTTTTGTTTGTTTCGCTTACTCTTGTTCCTTTAAGCTCTCTTGATAAAACAAGATTGACCTGTTCAACTAGAGGTGTTTTCATAAGGTCTTTTGCAAGATTTGTAACTTCGTTTTGAAGTGACACTAAATCAATTTCTTCTTCTTTATACATATCGAAGTTTGGTTGATCAGTGGACTCTGTTCCAAAGAATTCATCTTGTTTGGTCACAGCTTCTTTTAGAGCAGCAACAACATTGTCGTAAGTAAACTCAATTCTTTTAGGGAAGAACCTTGCGCGAGTTTTAACTTCAATGTTTGGATTCGAAGATTCGGAGTATGCGTAAACAGACATTTCTCCAGATTCCGAATTATCTTGTTGTTCTTTGCGAGCATATAAAATAAAGTCAGCCATACCTTTAATTACACTAGAAGGACGTTTGTCTATATCAACCTTAACGGAGATACCATTCTTCTCATCATTTAACTCGTCTGAGTGTGCAATCATAATTAAGCCATATCCCATTTGAGGAATAATACTAATAGCTTTTTCAAATTCATTCTTTGATCTTGAATAGCCACGACCATAAGGAATCTCACCGATTTCAGTGACACCCTCTTTTGCCGCAATATAGTTCATACAAGATTTGTAAGCTAACCCAACTGTATCAATAACAATTGTGTCGTACATTTCTTTTACTTCTGGATCTTCTAATTGACGAATAATGTCTTTTAAACCGTGCCAGTTTGTAACTTTTGCGGCCCGAATTCCGGGAATGAATTTGTAACCAATTTCATAGGCGACAAGTAAAGTTCTTTCTTGATTACCAGCTGCAACCGTAGTTTTACGAGTTCCTGGTGGACCATAAAAAAGCCAAATCTTATCGTGCATCGAACTGTTTACAATATTTTTTTCAATGTTTTTTATATCAATCATTTTTTAAATCACCTTCTTTCAGAAATAAAAGGGGTCTGTAAAAGACCCCTGTTTTTTAAAGTAATCTATCTTGTGAATCGCCAGCAGCAGGTCTGTTATTTGGACTCGCTGAACCAGAGTCGACTCTAGACTTAGCATCATTTTCAGCTTCAGCTAGATAGTCGTTATAAGATTCTTGTAGCTTGGCAATTTGCGCAGGAGTATAGGCCATACCGTCTTCAATGATTGGTTGTTTTCCACCAGTGATTTCAAAGTACTTACGAGTATTTTGAAATGTTTTCACAATTGGATCACCAAATGCAACTTCTTCAATTTTTTCTTCCATAGTTACTTCATAGTGAATTAATCCGTTAATAGCAACAGTTGTTCCTTTTGCATAAGATCTTTCAATTGCACTAACAATTTGTGGGTTAGACTTATCTACAAAGAAACGAATAATTTGCATATTGTCTGCACGATAGTTTGCTTGAGCAATTTCAATTTCATAGCCAATTAATTCTTCATCACGATTATATCTTTCGTGAAGAGGTTTAGTAACGAATCCAGAATATTCGAATGTCGCAGTATCTGCTTCGGTTGGTTTTGGAGTATTAAAGAATCCAGCACTTAACTCATTGAAATTAATCATTTGTCCTTGTGCTACATTATACCATACTCTGCCGCGAATTTCTCCATTAACTTTTACTCTTTCTCCGATACGATCTTCAAGACCAGCATAGTTTGCAAAACGGCTATTTTCTTGTCCGCCTTGAGTTTGTTCAGAAGAATAATACTTGAATTCATATTCATTAGTATCAGCACCTGAAACAACTGCAGTTCCTGCAATCCAAGCTACACCATCTTTTTCACCTGAACGAGTATCTTTGACTTGAGTTAAAGTTCCTACTACATAAATTTTATTTGTTCTCTCCATTTTTTTATCCTCCATTTTTTTGGTTTTTTATAATAAAAAATTGAGATACGGTGTTGTTAGCCCACCAACACCATATCTTCTCTTTCTTGTTATTTATTACTCAGCGCGGAAATCTGCGCCAGCAGGTGTAACTAAATAAGTAACATAAGGACGTTCTTCAGAAGCGCCTTCTTTGTTGATAACTGACATAGTAACAGGATCGCCTTTAGCAACTAATCCTTTTTTAACTAAGGAGTTAAGAACACCATGAACACCTTGTGGGTTAAGTCCAGTGCCTTCTGCAACAGCAGCACCTGTGATAGGTTCGCTTTGTCCTTGTAAGAATTCTAATGCTAATGCTGATTTTTCTGTTAATGTAATTGTATCTGCCATAATTTGATTCCTCCATTTTTTTAAAATATTTTTTTAGAAAATTAAAGACATACCTAGGGCTAAAATATACCTTTATCTATCTTTCTATATAAATATTATACTATAGATTTTGGTAAATGTCAATTTCAAGGGGCTAGACTTTAAGAATTGACATATAGATAGGTAAGCCTTTTTCTTTTCTTTTGTTATACTACTATTATACCCTGAGTTTACTCAAAAATCAAATTTAAAGCCAAGAAGTTTATCCTTTGGCAATAATTGTTGGTTCGCCAGTAATAACTTTAGAACCTACTGCACTTTTTCCTTTTGTGAGAGGGTTAGTTGAGATGTAATTATTCTTACCATTCGCCCAAATAAAGTATTCAGAAGACTCTTTATGAATTAAAACTGCATTTTCTGCAACGACTTGACCATTAGATCCTTTTGCAGAGTAAACAAAATCAGATGCTTTTGTAAGTTTTCCTTTTCCATCTGAACTCAACATTAATACTTTCTGTTTGTCTGAAATAACTGCAGCTGAAGTTGCATTGCCGCTTCCAATTCCTTTTGAACCTACTGTGTATTTTCCAGATTCGGTAATATCTTTGACTTTGAAGAAAGTCATTTTACCGTCAAGAATTAAAACATTATCTTCTTCATTCGCCATCTCTACAAAAATAAGTTCTTGATTACCTTTAAGCCTAATTGCTCGACTATTATTTTTTGCATTTAGGTATTCACTTGTTTTAGTTTTCTTGACTAAGCCGCCAGAGGTAACAAAAACCATATAGTCTTTGAGATTTTTGTTATCGTTCAAGTCGAATGCCGCAACTGGGGCCGCATTAAACCTGGCCAATTCCATCATCTCAGTAGCCATAGTGAGCACTTTATGCTGGTGAAGAGTTCCGTCACTCGTAAACACACTAAGAATTTTGTCTGTTTCTGTATTCACATTGATTCGAATTGGAGAACTATTCAGTTCACTTGTTTTCTTTTTCATATCTAAATCATTGATCTTTTGTTGTGTCGCAAAAGTTGCTCCATTTTCAAACATTAAAATCTTAATTAGTTCTACCGGGAAACCTTCAGAACCGTCTTCAGTTGAATAAGAAAGAATTGTGCGACGTTCGTCTCCATAACGACCAGACAGAGATTGTGTTTTGTAGTTCTTTTTCTTTCTTCTGAAGAGAATCCAAATCTGCTTGAAGTTCAGCAGATTCAAGTTGGTTAAGTTTGCTTAGTCGCATATCAAGAATTGCGTTTGCTTGAAGTTCATTGATTCCAAGTTTGGACATAAGCTGAGCTCTTGCAATTCCTTTGTCTTTTGCCGCCTTAATGATTGCAATAACTTCGTCAAT